CTTCGGCGTAGGCATTCAGCACAGCCTTGGGGGCTGAGTTGATCGAGTTGACGAGGATTCGTACATTTTCAGGCGTAAACCTTTCCTCGATATCCCAGCCGACGACCACATCAAGCAACTGGTCAGCCTGCAGATCGATCTGAGCAGCAGTGAATGCCTTGAGGTCCATGTCTCCTACCTGCTTGCTCCGCTCGTCGTGCCGCTCGTTCCAGCCTGTGTACAGATCGGCCAGCGCGGTGCGGTCCAGGTACTTGAACTCGAACTCCACCTTCTCGGCGCTATAACCGGCACGCTGAATCGTCACCGGCGCCATGAAGGTCGGCTTCTGGATCAATTTGAACTTGGCCATGAGCTCTCCAATTACGCGGCGTAGTGAATGAATTTAGCGACCACGGCGAACACGGCGGTCACCGCCATAATATTGTTCATGGTGAGCGACGGCACGTTGTCGAACGAGGCGTAAGCGTTATAAACGATGACTCCACCCGAGGCGAGGTTGATGCGCACTGCGCGCGGCTTCTTGTCGTCGTTAGCTTCCAGCAGTACCTCGTTGTGAGGTAGCGCCGAGTCATCCGCCATGGTCAGCGTGAACGACAATGGGGATTTCGACGTCTGGATTTGGTGTTCGTCGTCTTCCTCGAGAAACGAGTACGTGACGTTTTGTTGCTCGCCGCCGGACTTGTTTGATTCCGTGACCTGGCTCACAGGCACCCAGGTCAGAATCTTGCGCACCGAACCACCGCCCGCGCCAGCTATGAAGCGTGCCGCATTGGCCGTGTTGATCGACTCAAGCACGAACGAGTCGGCGGTCACGGTCTTGATGCATACAACCCGATTGTTCAGGCGTGCCCAGCCCGAGGTGACCTCGAAAAAATCGCCAACCTCTAGGTCATGGCCGGCCGACGAAACAACGGCTTCCGTTGCGTTGGTGATCGCCGTAAGAATGATCGGCGCGTCATACGAGGCGGCGATAGCAGCAGTCGAGCCATTGGGTACCGGCCGGGTTGACCTCTTTCAGCGGGGGCACGATTGACCAGGTGCGTCCTTGAGCGACCACTTTGTCGAGCAGACCTGGCACCCAGGCCAAACCCTGCGCGGCGATCTTGAGTTTCTTGTCGCCCTGCCGGATGAGGCTGTTGTTTTGAAATTCGAGGCCGGTAAAGTCGAGCAGGATGCCCTGAGCGATCTGTTCGATAGTGGCCCCCGGCGCCTCGCCGCCCGTCTCCGGGTCGTACTCGCCAGACTCTGTCTTGCTGATGGTCACGGGCTGGCCGAACTCTGTGATCATCTCCAGAGCCATTACGGCCATTTCGTCGTAGAAGGCCATGGTGGCTCCAGATGTGAAAAGCCCAGCTCGACGGCTGGGCTCCATTATTTTTCAGCTTTCGTCCCAAAGCTGGGACAGTTTTTTTCTACGACGAAGTAGCATCGCATCTGCGTAATGCGCGGCTTCATCTGCCAACACATCTCCGTCGGCCGGCTCTCTCGAAGCGATGGCGGTGATTGCAGCGGCTGCGTACAAATCCCAAGCTTCGATTTCCTTCTCGGTCACGCTTTTTCTTTCCGACATATCGGAGCTCCATGTGATGAGCTCCAACGCTAACACTATGCACGGACTGCAAACAGCCCGCGCTTTTGTAGGTAGTCGGCAAACTGCGTAGCGCTCGGCCGATCCGGCGCCGCCGGAAGAAGTCGGTTGCTGGTGTTGGAGATGGTCGCGTACTCCCGAGTTACCGCACCCTCGACGCGCTCCAGCGTTACAGCACCCTTGCGCTTCTCCACCGGGTCAATATCGTCCAGATGGATCTCGGCGGCCAGCGCCATCTGCCCGTACTGGATGCGAGCAGGAAGGTAGTTGTTCGGCTTGATCTCCTGATCCAGCAGCACTTCCCGGCGCGGCCAGGACAAGGCCTGCTCGCTGCTCATCTTGCGACCCTTCCAGGTCATGCCATCCATCGCCAAGGCGGCCCGGCGCAGCAACGCTTCCTGCTCAGGAACACCTGCGGGGATGGCCGCGCCGAACTTCACGGCATACATGGCCAAGTCCTCGGCACTCGCGTAGCTTTCGGCGTCAGGCTTGCCGGTGCCGTCCTCGATGATGAGTGTCATGCGTCAACTCGCTGGAATGGTTTGAAGATTGGCTACCGGGTCGCCGGCAGCCAGTATTATCAGGCCTTAGGCAGATCAGCGACGAGCTTTTCCAAGGATTCTTTCGAGGCGTTGGCCCGATACTGGACCTTGGCTTCATCGAGCTTTGCTTTCAGCGCAGCGATTTCGCCAACTTCATCAGGCAGTGGCGTGATCGAGGCCTTCTTCAGTGCCTCGATCTCTTCGCGCAGTGTGTCGACAGTCAGGTCCAGGCCGTCACGCTCAGTGGTCAGCTCTCCAACTGAAGCGTGGATGGTGCCCAGCACTTCAAACAAGCGCAATGCCAGTGCACCAGCCTCTGGACGGTGGATTTCGCCAGCTTCCAGGCCGTCGACCAGCAGAACCATGGCGTCACTCTCGCCTTGCAGATCGGCAAGCAGCTTGGACAGTTCAACAGATGCGATCGCCTGTGTGCCGACAGCAACAGGCGCAGGCAACTCGACAACCTCGACATCGACACCGGCATCTTCGTATGCTGTGACGATTTCGGGATAGTCACCCACTACGGTCACCGCCGTTGCATCGCGCTCAACACTGCGGAACAGGCCCGGGACGCGATAACGCTTGCCAGGCTCAAAGCCGTCAAGCTGGTTTGTGTAAACGAGTTCCATCGGAATCTCCGTAGCGGCTATCGCTAGCCGCTTCCTAGGGTGATTATCAGCCGCCGACTGGTGGCGTGGTGGTGAGATTGATCATCACGCCGGCGGTGACCTTGTTGCTGTCCGAGTGTTTGACCCAGTTCGCAGCAGAGCCGACGGCGGCCAGAGTCGGGTTGGTACCGCCCGTGGTTTCCTTCCAGCTGTAACCCAGCACGTCGATGTTGACGGTACCCTCGGCGCGGTACCCGATAGCCAGGTTTTCCTCGTCGTTAACGTCGTACGAGCGGAAGCCCGGCGCCTGAGACTCGGTGATGACCACGGCGTTCGGCAGCAATCCGAAGATGGCATCCACTGGCGCCTTGTCGGTCACCAGTACAGGCTTGCCCAGAGTGCCGGGCAGGCCGCCGTAGATCACGACGCCAGCTTCTTCGTAGACCTTGTTCGCGATCGCTTCGTCAACGATGTCGAAGTAGGCCGAAGAGTGCATGACCCACAGCGCAATACGGCCGAACTTGTCGCCGAACTTGCGCATACCACGGGTCAGCGTCTTCTTGCCGTCGGTTTCGATGTTGGCAGACACCACCATTGCGGTGTTGGAACCGATGGCAGCCTTGAGCGCACCGGTGGCGTACTCGATGAAGCCCTCGATGGTCGCATCAGCTACGTCGGCGCCGATGATCTGGGAGAACTCATCTACGGCTCGACCGCGACGCTTGAACGCCTCTTCTGTGGTCTGGTACGGGCCGTATTTCCACGGAGCCTTGACGCCTACAGCTTCGCCGGCGCCAATTTTCTTGGCAGTGACCTTGCCGTCGGAGTTGATATCGCGATGCTCCAGGCCGCCGCCGAGCTTGTAGAAAGCACGCTTGCGGAAGTCGCCTTGGATCAGTTCGTTATCGAGAACGATTGCGCCGTTGGACGAGGCGTTGAACACATCCAAGTTGTCTTGGATGCGCTCCAAGTATGCAGTTTGCGCCTCATCGTTGTAGATGATCAGGTCGCTGTTGACAGTTGTAGCCATGGGTCTTTCCCCTTACTTGGGCAATGCGAGATATGCGGTTTGGCCGTGCTTGCGCTGAAAGTCGCGCTTCTGCTCGGAGGTCATTTCGGAGCGCTTTGATGCAGCCTGGCCGCCACCCCCGCCCGGGGCATGTGTCCCTGAAGCCCTCGGCCACAGGTGGGGTGCGCTTTCGCGCAAAGACTCGGCCCATTCGAGCGGAGTCAGAGGGGTCTTGCCGTCTTTACCGAGGATGGTCTGGCCATTCTCGTCAACAGCGACCGCTTCGCCCTCTTCGTTCAGTGAGAACACGCCTTTGGCGCGCAAGATGATGTCGTCGGTTGCTTCCGGCAATGCGCCGGCTTTCAGTGCTGCACCGCGCACCGAGTCGCCCAGGACTTTGCCCTGGAACTTGGCGGCGAAGGCTTCAGCCTTCTCAGCGCGACCGGCGAGCGTCTTCAACTGCTTGTCATGCTCGCCACGCAGGCGCTCGGTGCGCTTATTGAACACCTCGTCCACCTTGCCCTCGGTAAGCAGCTTGGTTTCTTCGTCCTGGCCCGCCCGACTGAGCAGGCCTTTGACGGCGTCGATGTCGATGCCGTCAAACTGGGTTTCGAACTGGGTCAGCTTTCCGGAGGTTTCCTTCAGCTTGCCCAGCAGTTCCGAGTTCTTGGTCTTCAAACCGGAAACGGATGCTTCAACGGCAGTCGCGATAGCGGCCTTGATTGCCGGGTTTTCCAGGTCGATTTCGTTTTCTTCTGCCACGTTGGTGCACCCCTTGGGTTTAGTCCG